ATGAGTTGAGCAAAGATTACTATTGGCAAGGTCAAGCATACTGTTGGCTAACAGGTGCGCCTAAGGCAACGTTCTGCTTCGTACTGGTCAATGCGCCAAGCCAAATGATAGATACGGAAAAGTACCGACTATCCTTGCGCATGAATCTAATAGATCCACAAAGCAATCCTGAATTCATTAAGAAGGCATCGCGCATTGAAAAGAACATGATATTCGATATGCCTACCTATTTGAATGAAAATCCAAACGCTAACCTTGAAAGTGATTTGTCAAGTTGGGAATACGACATACCAGTGCAGGAGCGCATACATGAAAAGGTTGTGGAGTTTGATGCAGATGCAATCGCAAAGCTTCAGGAACGTGTACCCATGTGGCGCGAATACCTTAATACTTTAGCACTATGACACACGGATCACTATTTAGCGGTATAGGTGGATTTGATTTAGCAGCCGAATGGATGGGTTGGGAAAACAAATTTCATTGCGAATGGAATGAGTTTGGACAACGTGTGCTGAATTACTATTGGCCTGATGCAGAACTATTCACAGATATAACCAAAAGCGACTTTAAAAAATATGCAAACCAAATTGATGTTCTCACCGGAGGATTCCCATGCCAACCATACTCCAGCGCAGGAAAGCGACTTGGCAAAGAAGATGAACGCCATCTATGGCCCGAAATGCTTAGATGCATACGAGAGGTTGCCCCGCGTTACGTTGTGGGCGAAAACGTTCGCGGCCTTACTAATTGGAATGGAGGATTGGTATTCGACGAAGTGTGTGCTGACTTGGAAAGTCTTGGCTATCAAGTCGCGCCCTTTATTATACCTGCGTGCGCAGTCAATGCGCCACACCAACGAGAACGAGTTTGGTTTGTTGCCTACTCCAACCACTCAAGAACCAACATCGGAATGCCAAATAAACGAGCATGGGAGGAGATTGACAACGAACGGAAAAAACAGCCATTCGTTAAACATAGGGCGAATGGCATCGAAGGGAATGCTTCCAACACCAACAGCAATGGATTCAACCAATGCGACAGCGAACATGAAAAGCTCGCAAGTGAAACCGGGTTCGATGCATTCAATGACGTTAACGAGAATGATGAGCGACGGAATGTTGCCAACTCCTCAAGCACAGAATCACAAAGCATCAGCGAATCAGAATCAGAATGGAATTGGCAAAATGGCGAAAAACGGATTATTGCCAACACCGACAAGGAGCGATTACAATGCGCGAGGGAATCAACCGAATTGGGAGGGATCAGACTTAGTCAGTGTGATACACAAAACTACAAATCAAACTGGCAAAACTTCCCAACTCAATCCCCGATTTGTAGCGGAGATGATGGGCTTCCCACCGAATTGGACGGAATTACCTTTTCAAAATGGCGCAACGAATCAATAAAAGCATACGGCAATGCCATTGTCCCACAAGTAGTATATCAAATCTTTAAAGCAATAGAACAATATGAAAGCAAAGGATAAAGCATGGCAACTGTACTCGAATTATTTTGATATAGTCGAAGGTGAATCGCAACACGGCGAATTAGCACAGGTGCATTTCAAAGCTATCAACTGCGCTTTGTATTGCGTGGATGAAGCAATCACAAACGCACCCAGCGACATCATGCAGGACTTTGAAGGAACCGGTGAATACTATTCGGTTAAAGCTTACTATCACCACGTTAAAAACGAAATACTTAAACTCAATGCCCAAAAGAAACCTGATGCCGCTTGACGAACTGAAGGAAGAACGATTGGTGTTGCTGAACATGTATATCAATGCAAAGACACGCTACGTCAAAGACAACCTATTCCACAAAATCAAAGCGGTCAATAAAGACCTTTTTACCATAACCAAAGACACAAAGTATTTATGAAAGCAACACTAACATTTAATTTACCCGAAGAACGTGTGGAATATGAGTATATGCTCAATGCCGCCCGGTATAAGGATGCACTCAAAGACATCATGGATTTGATGCGCAGAGAATACAAGTACGGTGAACACGTTGAAGAAGTAAGTGATAAGATTGCAGATTTGTACGATAGGTTTATAGAAATCACTGAAGGTCTGATGGATGAATAACTACTGCTGCACCTTGCGATAGCCATGCTTCCAAAGAAACCGACCAAGTGCTTCGCCTTCAGCATCCACCTTTTCTTCGCTCCACTCCGGTTGAATGTGATGCAAGTATTCGTGAATGAGAACAATCATGTAGCGCATTGGCGGTAACGTTGGATCTATCTCAATCACGTTATCGCAGTACAATCCATCCGCACGTTCCCTTCCCAACTTTCGATGGATAACTTTTGGATGTTGCTTACGTTTCATGTTTATATTTTCCGCGTTTGTGTACTATGTTAGTGTTTTTGTTATTTGATTGAACAATGCCCTGCAACGGTGGGGCATTTTTCTTTTACCGAATCTTGCCGTTTACTATGCGGTAATTGCTCACTTCGAATTCGCCAGTATCTAACACGCGCACATGTGCAAAACCATGATGATGTTTATTGATGGGCATGTAATCAGGATGCAATTCACATAGACATGCAACAGACCAGCAGGTAGTAATCTTGCCGTTGATGTTTGGCTCGGTGTGTTCGCTTGCTTGGTGGTGGTGTCCGCACAATGCACTGTCTTTTGCACGTAGGAACAAACCACGTGCGATATTTACCGGGCTGAATACCGATGCGCCAAGCTCATGACCATGTAAAATCGTAAGCTTACCTGCATGAATGATTTGCTTATCCGGAATGAAAGTGATATTTAATTCATCCAGCTTCATCAATGATTCAAAATTGAATTCATCCATACCCAAAAGGTCAGGAGCATTGCGCATGATGTAGTGGTCATAGCGCACATCATGGTTGCCACACTTGTAATAGATAGCAGCATTTGGGAACAGCTTGCGTAATGTTTGCAGAAACTGTCTGGTCATTAAGACTTCATGCCCAAAGTTCCGTTTGCGTGGATCCTTTTCAAATCGGCTGATTGCATAGAAGTCGATAATGTCACCATTGAGCAGAATAGTATTGACATCGTTGTCAAGTCCATACTTCAATGCCAGTGTCAATGCCTGAATGTTGTGATACGGTACGTGAATATCCGACAGCAGCAGAATGTTGTTGTGGTTTGTCGGTAGCTTGAAAGGTTTGTAGTTTGCTTCCTGCGATGGTGGCAGGTCAAGTGGATTCGCTTCTTGTGGAATCAACTCATTCATCATGTTGGTGAAGTCACCAATGTGGTTATCCAACTTTTGAAGCTGTGGAGTTGGTTTGACCGGTTGCATAGTAAGCTTATCTACATACCTTCGATAGCTTTTCTCTAATGAATTGACCGTAATATCTAAGCCATACTTCTTTATTAGCTCGCGAACACGTGGTATAAGAGGTCCTGTTCCATCATGCAATTCACGATGTAGCTTTTCGCGGTCTATTGTATGCATAGTATTTACTTATTTGCTTTCAAGTAGCCATTCAGTTCAGCAAGCGAGGTGCTGATTTGAGCTATGTGTGATTGAATCGAATCAATCTTCCCTTCCAGCTTTGCGTTCTTTGAATTCAACTCAGTCTTTTGTTCTTTGATTGCATCATTAATCATTTCAATTTCTCTTTTGTGGAACGTTTCAATACTGGCAACATGACCAGCTAACTTATCAACACTGCGCTTCAAAGCAAAATAAAGGGATGCAAGTGATACACTCGCACCTATTAAAGTAATCAAATCACGTAGTTCAAACTCCATAGCTATAGGATTGCAAAATATATAGTAGAAAAAGCCAGTCCTGTGATACCAAGTGTCAGTGCTGTGTTAGTAATTATTAACCGTCTGTTCTTCTTTTTCAATTCACCTATTTCATTATCCTTTTCAACTGCAATAGCCTTTTCAATGCTCTGCTTATTTTTATATATCTCGGCAAGTGTTTCATAACTCGTTGCCTGAATGCCTGTTATCTTCGAATAGTATGTAACCTTCAACCGTTCCATTTGATACAGCGAATCAATCTGCATTGCCGTATCGTACCAATACAGCATGCTATTGAAATTGAGATTGAAAAGTTGCCTGTCGTAGGTTGTAAGTTCGGGTATAAAATCCTGCTTTGAGTAAGCTGTCCGATTTTTTGATGGTTGAGCGAAACTTGACATCGTTATCAGTAGCAGAAGCAGAGAGAATGTTATATGTTTCATTGCGGTAGATTTCATTTGTGATTTGTTGCTTTGTGATAATGGTATCTTGTTCGACCTGTAGCGAATCAATTTTTAAGAATAGACTGTCCGTTTTTGCGTTATTGGTTTCAATGATTTGATAGAGCGAATCATTGATATCCTGTAACCTTTTTATAGCAGGATTTGTTACGGGCTTATTGCACGTTTTGAATCCGGTTATAATCATAACACCTGCGATTGTGATTGCTGATAAGTACAGCACAATCCTTCTTAGTTCGTTTTGCCCCATCGTGTGATGTGTAAGTTTTTGGTTAATGGTCGAATCTTGTAATATACTCCATCGCGTGAACGTGAATCACGCATGCCCTGATCATTAGTGTTGCCTTCAATAGTTCGCACTGAATACTTGCCTACCCTGTCCACGATGCCAGTGTGACCAATGCCTTTGAAACGTTGTTTGCGAAAGTTTGGATAACTCAAAGTCATGACAAGCACATCGCGGTCGTTGAATGCTTGCACAAACTTTCCATCCGTAAATATCACATCGCGCTTGTTGTATGCAGTCGGTGACCAACCTGTGATGGTATTAGGTATGCCACACTCATTGAGCATAGCCATGACAAAGAAACTGCACCACGCATAACCGGGCAACCAACCTTCCTGCTTCATCAACACCTGCAATGCAGCATCGTTGAAACCTTTATTGTTACCGCCCTTCTCTTTTACACCGACAAATGATGCAGCCGTAGTTCTTACGCAGTAGCCATCATCAGCATGCGTAAGATAAACAGGAATGCAGCAAAGTAGAACGCATATAAGAGCAGGTATAAGACAACCTTTTGCCATGTGGTTAGATAGGTGTTTAGTTCATACTTAATTTCTTTGCTATAGACTTCGCGCTGTAATGCCCTAAAATTGAAACGAATTCCCAAAAACGTAATGAAGTTAGCAAACACCATGATGAGTGAAGCTAACACGATGTATTGCACGTATTCGGTAGATATAAGCGCATCACCAAAGTATTCGCTACTCAATCCACCTGCAATTAGGAACATTGCA